AAATGTTGTGAAGATGGAGTAAAATTAGAGTTATAATAGACTTTTGAGTCAATTTCAAGGTAAAGATATTTCAAATCAAGTATTTCAGTCACAATTCCTGCTACTGAATACTTTTTCAACAACGTTCTGATGTTCTCTTTAATCAAATTTGGGATAAAATCGCCAAATTTTGGTTTAATACTGATGAAGACCTTACCATATTGTGGTGGAACTAACTCTTCACCACCAAAAACAGAAATTGACTCTGCTTCAGGGTAAATTTTAGAAGGAATAAGTGCTTCATAGTCACTAGAAGTAACTGCTCTATTCTGTGTAGCATAGACAGTGGGAGCAAACTTCTTAATAGATTCAACCTCTTCGATATCAGCACCACCAGAAGAGGAAATACCTGTAGTTAACAAAGAGATACCGTTGCTTATACTGTAGATTGAAGCGTTCCTATTGTATGTTATACGCCCCGCAAAGGCGAATTGGGATACCCCGTTACCATTTACCCCATTTGACCTAATATAATTGACTGTGATGTAATTTCCATCATCTAATTTTTGACCAAATACACCATCACCAAAGAATAATTCATATCTTTCATCCTCAATTTCTTGTAAATAGTAGATTTTTGAGTATCTACCTACTTCAAACAAGTTATTTTGCAGTGTATACCGTGTTGAAATTGATGTGGTTTCGTTATTTTTAACAAAAACGCTCATTAAATCAGTATCAACGCCGGAATTTGGTAAAACAAACCTCTGATTCTTCTTTCTAGTACTCACAGTGAAGTTTTGTTCAACCAAAATACCTTCATAAATCGGTATATTGTTGAAAATTGCAATTCCATTTACAACTGGAACTGTAATATCGTTTAAAATTGAGAAAATAAACGATTGACCAGAAAATCTTTTAACCGATGTTGCAACTGGACCCTTTTTTAACGTTAATGATACCGGTGTTGGTGATACAGTTGAAGTATTTACATAAAAACTAATCGTTGCACGGGCAGATTTCCTTGATTTTGGTGTATATCCAATAGTACGTGCAAGTGCAACAACATTTTCTCGTAATGATGCACTATCAAGAAAGACTTCATTTGCAATCATGTTTGCATTATATGAAGTCATGTATGTATTATATGCTAATACATCAAGAATTGATGATAGGTTTGACCCTTCAAAATCATAATCTGTAAAATTACTATTTGCTTGTAAGTAATCTTTGAGGGATTGTTTAACCTGATCGAAATCTAGGTTTGAAAAATTAGTTAATGGCATCTTTACCTAGTTGGTTGCAATACAAATGAAATTTCTTGAGGGTCAATATCAAGTCCAACAATTTTATATACAATTGTGACATCGAAAGAATTATTATCCGGATCTGGACGTACTTCTGATCTTATGAAGTTCACCCTTGGTTCATATTCTTGAATTGCATATTTAATTTGATCTTTAATTGTTGATGCAGTTAATGTATTGATATTCTCAAATAAAGATTCACTAATACTAGTGCCAAATTCTTCATCAAAAAATTTTTCGCCAGGATTTGTTAAAATTATATTACGTACAGATCTTGCAATCGCATTTGCATTATTTAAGGCAATCAAATCATCAGTTAAAGGATTTACCTGAAACGTCATACTAATATCTTTAAATCCTTGACTGACTCGTTCTAAGGGCACTAAATTAAACAGTAATTATATCTTATTTATCGACTAAGTTCTTACTTTCATAATCTTTGATAAGACGTTCTACTTGCTTTTTATTATGACCACAAGGAGCATTCTTAAGACAAATAAGAATACATTCTGTATCACTAATAGAGGGTTTAATAGTAAACCCCCACTTGTCAACTTTACCTTCGATAGGTGCTTCTACATTATCAATCATTTTTTACTCATAGAGAGGTGCTGGTGGGATTTCTTGCTCAAAAATCTCCGTGTCTTGCTTCTTATCCCGTTTTTTGGGTGTTAGATCATCATTTGCAATTTCACGAAGCATTTTTTCGTGTTGGTCTGCTGCCAAATTGTCTAAAAAATCGTTACTTGCTTTCATTTTTCTCCTCTTCGGGTGAATTTTTGCGTTCTTTTGCTGTTTTCCAAAAATATTCATCCTCACGCCCCATTCCAAGACGCTCAAAACCATTCTCAACTTGATAATATTGTGTCGACACCTTAAAATCAGGCATTTTAGGTTCAACAGGTGTCAAACTATTATCATAGATACGCATTCGGTTATTTGGATACAGTGCATACTGTCCATTTTCAAGTTCAATCAGATTATGTGACTTATGTTCTGCTGGATTTTCACTTGTTGCATAATCTATAACATCTGGATCCTGATGATAATTATCTATTGTACAAATATATGTTCCTTTCTGAATACCATGATCTCTTGTATATAGTTCATAGTCCATACTACCAATAAACTGCTTCTGAACAGAAACAACCCCATAATCCATACAATTCCAGAATTGTAGGTTAGGTAGGTTCATATCAGGTGAAGGCACCTCAGGGGCGCTTACAAACGCGCTGATGGGCAGTTTATCATACATTGCAGCATACTCTGGTAAGTATGTCTCAAAATAAAAAGTGCGCCCAGGTATCGATTTGCACGATACCCAGACGCCTTTAACAAACTCACCATGACCAGATTGATGATCAGTTAGATATTCTTTACGAACCCATACTTCAACTGATGGTAAGTTGCAAATAAGAGCAGCCATTTAACAAAACGTAACTACTCCTATTTACCTACCTTGTCCCCTATACTTCTTTTTCTTACCATTACGAGAGGTCGCACTGAGTAATGTATTCTGAGACTTTCCTTGACGAGTCTTCTTAGGACTCGATGGAACATAACTATCACCTTTCATTATCATTGTTCAAATCCTCCTCAATTAAATTACGCGAGTTTTTTCATGCCCCACTCGAATTCGTGGGTCACACCAAATATCAAATCCTTCTTCCTTTGCATCAAGACAAAACGAGACATCCTCGCCACACATATCTTGCACCTTACCACTCTCAAAGACTTGCATCTTTGGTGCAAACCATGGATACTCAAGATTCTCAAAGACTCCCTTCTTAATTAAGACCCATCCAAATCCTGTGTAATCAACTGTGAAGGGCTTCTTCCGTTTTGAGATGGATTCGACAGTTTCGTGATTCATCACTCCACCATTCTTTCGGAAATCATCCTCCTCTAACCAATGAGCAACAGATGTTGTGTGCCCATCCTCTGTTGCATACCATCCTGCAACAACTTGCCGCTCCTCTGCTTCCTCCTCATTGGGAATGGCCATATCACATAACTGCCAAAACTTCTCTGTGTTAAAGACAATATCACTATCAATCCACAGTTGATAATCATACTGTAACTTACCATCCCAGGGAATTTGATTCGGACCACGCAATACATTTGCACCTAAACACTTACACCGTGCAAAATTAACCATACTTGAGTAATCTTGACTAATCTGAATACTCATTCCATTCTGTACCATATCAAAGCACAGTTGTACAAAGTTCTTCAGAAAGACAAAACTACATCCCCGCCCAGGAAGACAAAAAACAATCGTCTTCCCACGCATCCTTTCCTTAATCTTATCATAGTCCCACTCTGGTCCTTTGACCTTTGGAGTGTTTGCTTTTACAGTAAATCCTTTTGCCATAACCTGTTGATGACTTCAAATCAATTATAACGTGTATTATGTATATTGTCAATACTTCGCGTTCGTCAACTAATATGATGCTTCTTGTGATTTTTCTACGGTTACCTCCTCATAACTTAATTCGTCCTCCTCATAATCTGTCTTCATTAATCCTACAATACCCTTTACAGTATTCCACATCATATCAAAATCTTCCTCCTTTATACTTGATAATATTACATCATTTCGTGCATAGATATGATAAATTTTTTCGTCTTCCATACTCCCCTCTGATACTTACTCTATCTAGGTAAAACAACTCTGTATCCAGAACTACAACATACTGACCAGGAGCGCACCAACACAGATGCACAATAAAAACATCCCCGGACCCCTCCATAACGCCATCAATATATCATAAAAAACCCGTGCAGTCATATAAGTGAAAACTACACGGGGTATATCCCAATACTGGGAATTTTTTTTATTGTGCGACTTCATAGACACTTTTTTGTCCTCAGAAATTTTTTTTGTAAACACGATATCTCTCTCGCCTTTTCGGTCCGTTGTAGGTTAGGGTAGTTACCCTTTTTATATACGGGGGGACGCAACGCCCGCCATCAACCAACGCGCATAAACGCCCATAACTGTGTTAACGCCATTCTAGCAGATTCAGGGCAGAACGTCAAGAACTGCCCCACTAATATCAGACCCCAAAGTAACAATCTCTGTTGATTTCTGTGATGTTAACTTTGGGGTCATTCCACTTAACACCGTCAGGGGTCTCAAATGTGTCCTCTGTGATGCATCCCTGCAGCGCATCTACAAAGGTTTCATAATCACCTGCAACACGCGCAAGATCATACAGAGCCTCATCATTACCAATCCAGAGAGCAACATTCCAGGTCTCGTAATTTGTCCAACCGTTGTAACGGGTATCGGTGAGATCTGTCTGAAAGGTGGCGGTCATTTGTGTTTGAGTGGTGTTCATACTACTGATACAGTTTGGAAGCTTCAGTTAGCAATATCTCCCAGTGCGGTTGATGTTGTTGACTGATGCACTGAGTGACTCCCTGCCCCTGTCCTTACTCGACTAGAACCCCCTTTAATCCTTCCTGCCCACTTGTTAATCTTGCTGCCCTTATTTGCTTTTAAAAGAGTCACCTTTGGAGTGATACCTGAGGAGCGCAAAGAGTCAAGGATGGTGTCCAGGTTGCTGATGCTTGCCGTTGTCATGTGTGGTGGGGGTGCTTACACTACTGATACAGTTTGGGGGCTTCAGTTAGGTTCTACCAGGACTGCAAGTCATTACTAAAATCTTCGATATATGCCTCGCAATGTTCTGACCCGTCTAAACCGAAGAGTTTATTCCAGTCGATATCTGCGGGATTAAAGTCACTCAGAGCATCAACTTCTAGAGTGATGCGATACTTACTCTGGCGTGCCTGATTGTAAACAGTGGGAGACATAGGGAACACCTTTAGTGATACTTTGTTATTATACAATGGATGAGGAGATATGTCTAACGATCGCAGTCCTATTTAGAAAGTGTCCTGGGAGTTCTTGACTTTTGGGAGAGTTCGTGTTAGTCTACGGGCCAAGATCACTACACCTGGGAGGATTTAATAGGGTTTAATTGCTACCCCCTAGGAGGATTTAATAGGGGTTTAATGCGAATACCTGAACACCTTTAAAGGGTCTATACAGCGTATTGGGAGACACTTCAAAGGGTATTATTGGGTAGTATCCAGAGAACTATTCTCAACAAGATAAAAGAGCAAAGTATATTTATTTAACCTTTTTTAATCAATTTTAATGCTTTTTTTGGGTGTTAATACTCATAACTCATAGTCAATTAGGTCTTATACCTCTTGGGAAACCACACCACACAACTCCCCTCAGATGCCTTGCCTTTATTGTATCATACTTAGGTAATATAGGTCAAGGTTAGTAATTAGAACTCTACTGCATTACCATTAAAATCAGTAACACCAACAGAAGCAGAATCATTATCAGTGATTGCATCCAGGATAGAAAGAATCTCTTCTCCATTGTTACCTTGCTTAAGGAGTTCAATTGCAA